ACTACTACTCCCATTAAACTCCCCTGCATTACCAAACTTACCTGCTACGTTGAAATTAACGTTTGAAGGTGTACCGTCATAACTACCTGTTTCGTCTGTAGCATCTGACATTTTATAATATGCTATACAAGAAGTATCTCCTAATATTTGAACTGTATCTGTTGTACAAGCACTTGGTGCTGCTCCTGTTGCAGTATTAATAATTCTTTTGCCTAACATATCTTACTTTTAAATTATACTAAAGGGTCTGGTTGTGGGTAAAACTCAAAGGAATATCTTAAAACACTTTCTACGCTTTCTAGTGCATCTACTTCTGCTTCAAATCCTTCTGCTTTTGTTACTATATCTTCACGCTCTTCTGCAATACTATCAGGTACTGCAACTTGTCTTTCTGTGAATCTTATAACATACCAATCTGTAGGTTTTAATAATTCTCCTGCTTTAGTTTTAATTTGGGTTTTAATACTTGACTTTAATTCGTCAATCTTATAAGTGCTTTCAGTAGTTACGTTGTAAGTTGGTTCTCCATCACTATCTAATACAGCTTCTCCATCTTCATCTACTATTGGCGTTTGTACTTCATAAGTAGCATCAAAGTCAATATCTATTACAGGATAAGTAAATACTTCGTTTTCGCTATCAAACTCAATAGCACCTAGTCTCTGACTAATACTATCGTAAGTTGGCTTAACAACATCATAAAAACCAAACTTTTTGTGGTCTGCTTTTCTAAAGTTTAAGTGTACACCATTTTCATCTTCCCAAACATTAGGTAATCTTCTATACGTTGAAATGTGTCCGTTGAAATCTTTTGCTTTCATTTTATTGTGCTTTTGAAATTGACATCCAGTAATCTCCACTTGCTACTGCGATAATTTGAATTAAGTTAGATACAGAACCATCATACGTTCCCGCTATTGTTTTTGTTCCTGCAGGGAAAGTAGGTACAAATGCACCTGTTAATATAAAGTCTTTAACCATTCCAATACCTACATTTGAATAAGTAAAGGTAGTGTCCGCAGTCATAGTCTTTGTAAATACTTGTGCTGAACCAAAATCTAATGCAGTTGTTACCGCTGCGCTAGTTGTAAATTCCGCTCCTAGTTTAGCGTAGGTAACTTGATCATCTGCTATATGGATTGTATCAATAGAACCATCTACATATTGGTCTGAGTCTATTGAGTTAGCAGCCATTTTAGCGTTGGTAACCACTCCATCAGTGATAGTCAGACCAGTAGAACCTGTTACTTCTCCTGTATGATCTGCATTTGTTACTTTTGCAGTGTTTGCTACTACGCTTGTATTTGCCGAAACTTTTGCTTCTGTATAATACTCATTAGTAGAGCCTTCCGCAATATCGTCTGAATCTAAAACTACTGCTCCTGTCTGACCATTTACTGAATTAACATCTCCTGCATCATCCAGATACAGCTCGTCAAAGTTAGCTTGTACTTTAGTAAACGCTGCAAACAGAGTATCTCCATTCCCCTGATCCGCTGCGCCAATAGTTATGTCTTGTTGTGCCATTTTTTATTTCTTTATATTTGTGTTCTATCTGTTGTGTATAATGTTGTATCTGTTCTATAAGCTGTTGTATCAACTGTAAAAGCATCCACAAGTGTCCAACAAGTAGGTGCAGAAAAATCAGGAATGTAGTTTGTGCTCCAAATTTCATTAACTCCCCAAGAAGAGTTGGTTTCCATTTCACAATATACTTTACCCCAATTTATATTATTAGCCATATTATTTCTTTATAGGTTCGCTATTCACCTTTTTTAAATAACTGTTTAATTTGATTTCGTTTTCTTTTTTAGGCTTATAAACCCTTTTCTTTCTGTTTACTACAAAACCCATCCAGTAAAGTTTATATCCCTGTGTGGATACATACCATCATCTTGGTTTGTTATAAATTCAGGGAATAGATTACTATTAAAACTCATATAATCCATAAACCTTTGAGTATAGAACTCAGCAGTTTCAGTTGCGTGTTCTGTAAGCGTTACAATTTCATCTTTATCTACAGATACAGCATTCTCTGAATTATGCTTATAGATACCTCCATTTGATATCTGATATGCTGCATAAGGAATATAAGCAGCTTGACTATACCATATAAGCATAGGCTTAATATAGTCATTAACCAAAGTGAGATAGTTTCCACTTAGACCTCCTGCAATAATATCAGCCTGCAACTTGTTATATAGAGCAGTTCCTAAATACTGTTGAATATTTGTATCTTGTGCTACCTCAACAAACTGTATAAGTTTGTCAGCATCAACATTACCATCAAATATTGACTTTCTTTTAAGCTCTTTTAATGTTATAAATAATGCCTTCATATTATTCTTCTTCTGTAATTTCTATTGGTTCTACATCTACCTCAAAATCCAATATTTCTTCCTCAGAAAGCTCAACTTTGTCAGAAGATAACTTCTCACCAGTCTCTTCTTCTCTCTTGATCTTAGTAGCGATATTGTCTAGTTCAGTAAATTCAATCGGTTGAAGTGTCGTAAAGTATAAATCAAGCATAATACCGTTAAAGGAAAGTAATTCCTTAAAAGCATCTATTAAAAGCGCTTGGAATGGTCTAATAACTATATTATCCATAAGAATAGAAGCAGTTCTAAGTTCCTCCGCATTATTCCCAAATCCTGTATTATCTTTAATACCTAAAAGGATAGGTGATACGACTCCGTGTCCTATCATAATTTTCTCTCTACTCTCTGTAGCTAAAAATTCGTATTGAGCGTGAGCATCAGGTAAGTGAATGGGTTCTACAGTAGATTGACTATCTGAATCCTCGTTAAAGGCCAATATAAATCTACCAGCGTTTGAAGAACCACTGAATTTATCATAAATCTTTCTCTCTATAATCTCTTGAATCTCATCAGTAGGAATTCCATTATTAAAGTTCAATAGTAAAGAAGGCTGTAGACCGTTCTTAATATTATTTAAGTGGTAATTAGACACCTCTTCCTCCAAAGAACAGTACTGTAAACATCCTTGATAATCAACAGGGCTGTAGTAGTAAAATCCTGTTCTGTAAGGCTTCACACAATATATTTCTATATTTTCACCTTTAGTTCCGTTCCTATAAGAAGGTATTCTTTTAGGTTTATCACTAGGCTTTATATTAATCCAATCTGGGTGATAGTAATAACCTTGAACCTTACCATCCTTAGCTTTTTCAGCTCTTAGGGTTTCCATAGGAAAGTGATACAATCCTGATATCTCTTTCTTACCCTTTTTATATACAACCTGAATAGCAGCTTGACCCAATATCTTTAGGTCGTTAACCATTCTTCTAACGTCTTTAGGAGCTAAGATAGCTTGCATCTTTCCAAACATCTCGGGCTTCTCTGTAGAGTCTGTTGCGTTTAAACCTCTACCGTAAATCATATCTACGATACCGTTAATACATCTTGAGTTTGTTGGGCTACCTAAATACTTTTCAATAAGCTCTGCAAAGTAGTCATTATCGTCACCATATTCTACCCAATCGTAACGCTTGCTTTCAGTTACGCTAGGCACTTCATATCCTGATAAATTTAAGACTCTAAGACTAGAATCATAAGATTTCTTAGGAGTATCAACTGGTCGATTTCTTTTTATATTTTTTCTGCTCATATAATTATATATTGTTGCTCTTCTGTTTCAGAATCGAACTGCTCGTAATCTCCTGTGTTTAAAGTGTGAGATACAGTGTCGTTAGTTTGTGAAGTGCAATATATTTTATCTCTATACAATAAAGTTGAATCTTGCTTTAGCTCTATAGAATAAGAACTTTCATCAGTAAGAATACTAAATGTACATTCTATATCTAAAAAGTTACCATTAATGATTGAAGTCAAATCTGTTAACGTCTCATTCTTTTTAGTTCCATCCTCTTTAATCACTAACTGTAAATCACTAGCTTCTATATATTCTCTAGGGATAATGCTTAGTGTTTGAGGATCTGTATTTGGT